ATAAATTTTTGACCCCCTCCCCCGGTCTCTGAAATTTCTTATTTTATTTTATCCGGCCTTTCTGAACGCCTTCTTGTAAATTCCGAGAATATTAAGATTTACGATTTCTTCAATTGCTTCAGCAATCTGTGACTCCTGATCGTCGACCGAAAGATCGAACGACGAAGCGCACACCCTAGCCAGGTAGCCAGGCGTGTCGTACCCCTGTGCCTGATCGAAAGCGTACCACTCATCCCATTGATCGAACGGGTCCCAGGGATTGTCTATTGTCGTGAGCAGGAAGTCTGCTTGATCGTCTGGCATCTGTACTCCTAAGCTACTTCTCGCTTGAGGGCAGACTCAAGTGTACTGACCGGGATGCCAAGCGAGCTTGCTATCTCTGCTGTCGTATAGCCAGCAGCCATCTTGGCCTTGGCTAGCGACATCCGGGCGGGTGTCATCACCGTTGCCGTGCGTGGCGTGGCTAGCTTCTTGACCTTGTCTAGATCGGCATTGTCAAGGATGTCCTTAAGCCTGTTGCTGGTGATGGCTCCTGACTGAATGGCCGTCCACTCATCAGGCTTGATGTCTATCACTTCCTTGTGTGCACCGACCCGCTGCCTGGCCGCGATCAGCGACTGTCCCCTGAGCTTCTGTATGGCGTCTGCATCCATGCCCGGGTTATCCCGGGTTATTATTGACACCCGGGTATTTGAGATGAGCTGGGCCTGTCGTTCACGGGGGGCATTCTTGCGCGCTTCATTCAGGGCGGCATTAAGTCTTCTGACCTGAGGCTCGTAAGCCTTGGCTGCACTGGGAGAGTACTTGATCTTTCCCGCACTGAGGGACTCAAGCCGGGCCCTGTTGGCAAGCTGCTTGAGGCTGTTGGAATGGGCGGCATAAATCTCTTCTATCGGGGTCCGCTCATCTGAGATCAGCTTCCTGGCATCCATCTCCTCGGCAAGCCGCTTGGTGCTGGTCGTCCAGTCAACGGTCTCGATCCTGGCGCCCTTCGTCTTGGTCACGGTCACCTTACGGAAGGTGGCTCCGGTAGGCTGGAACTCCCGCTGCCCGGTTACCGGGTTTATCGGGCCGCCTAGCCTGGCCGGGCGTGGCCTGCGCTGCGGAACCCGGATCTCGGCACCGGCTCTGGAGATCAGCGTTGATGCGCCCTTGAGCCGTCCGGTAGTCGGGCTCACGCCCTGATACCGCTTCTTCAGCAGCGCGATGCCGTTCTCCTGGTAAGATCGCTTGACGTCGAGGTGGTGCTTCTCGGCATCGATGACCACCATCGAATGACGGACTGCCTGGGCGATCTCATGCGGCTGAGCGCCCTTGATCGTCATGTCCGTGATCAGGTTCGAGACATCGCCCATCTGCTGCTGCTTGGCCCGGCCAGAAGGCTTCTTGCCGGCCGGCCATTCGGCTTTCTTGGCTTCCGAGTTCCATGTTCCGCCGTCAATGGTCCGCATTCCGTGATACGGCGGGTAAGAGCTCTGCGGATCGAAGTTCTTCAGGTCGGCCAGCGGAGCGGAGCTCTTTATCTTCCCTCTCGGATTCGGGATCACCAGCACGGTGTCTCCGTCGAAGTCGGCGCCTGAAAGCCGGTGCGCTACGCTAGGATGAATCCCGACCGCGTCCGGTGACTGCGGCCCGATGACTGATCTTCCGGTCCGGCTGCGGTTGTTCACGATCAGCTCGGGAATCTCGAAAGTCCCGCCATGCGGATGCCGGATAAGCGCGACCTTGTCGCCGTTGTTGTAATTGGGCGCGTATATTTCGCCCGGCCTGATTCCCTCAAGCGGCAGGATAACATGAGTCCGCTGCCGGGGGAGAGCAGCCGCCTTCAGGTTCACGGCCGCTGAATCGGTCTTATCGGCGAAGGTCTCCAGCAGCTTACGCTTGACATCGGGGTTCGTCAGCCGGGATATCTCGTCGAACTCGTCAAGCCGGTCCCGGAGCGCGAATCCGAGCTGATCCTTGGCAAGCCTGGTGCTCTGCTTGGACAGCACCTGGGAAGAAAGCGACTTGCTCCAGTCCCGCCAGTCGCCTTCTTCGTTGACGATGTTCATCACCGACTGATGCTGTTTCCCGTCTTTGCCGGTGTACTTGTACTGCCGGACCGAGGACCCGAACGGATTGGCCTCGTCTGCTTGCGGCTTCATCGCATCATGCTTGCTGGCCGACCGCGGCTTGTTGGTGTTGTAGATCAGGTCGGCACCGGGCGGCATGTTGTCCTTGTACATCGCCATGCCCTTGAGGTAATGCGATCCGTCAACGGCGATCCGCACCTGGGCATAGCTGGACTTCCCCAGTGAGACGTCAGGAACGCCGCGGCGCACGTAGATAACTCCGTCTGCCTGGGTGCCGCCTTCTTCCGCCCAGCGGACGGCGACCCGGTCCGAGCTGATGTTCACCGGCGGGTCGATAAGACTCCAGTTCCGCCCTTTGTCTTCAGAATATGCCTTGACTGACTGGATCCGTTCCGGGTTTCTCTTGACGTCGACATACGTCGTGCCGGGCGGAGCGAGCACCAGGATAGTCGTCTTCTTGCCGGTCTGCAGCGTGTCCGTCTGCACCGAATGGGTGACGTAGCCCTTCTCCTTCAGGATCGCCACTGATGTCGCGAGCCTGGTCTTGCTGATGCCGAGCTCGTTCTCCACGCCCCTTCCGACATCCAGGTAAGCGCCCTTGTCCACCTTGTCCTGCAGCATCTTCGCGGTGCCCTGCAGGATATCACGGCGCTCCGCCATCGCCGGGTTGAGCATCGAGCGGACCGTCGACTCAGGCTTGCCCATCCGCTTCGCGATCGCATTGGTCGACAGTCCGCGGTCCTGCAGCCGCAACGCCTCGGCGGCGTCGCCTCTGCGGACTTCGTCACGCGCGATGGATATGGCCGCCCGGAAGGCAGTGGTTGATATCTCGTCTTCGCCGACCTTCAGGCCGCGGGCGATGTCAGTGTCGGAAACGCCCTGCTTCCTGAGCTCCGCCACGTGATTCAGGAAGCCGCGGCTTCTCGACTCGAGCGTTCCCCCGGATCCCCATGGATACCGCCCGGACCGGCGGAGGATGCCGTAGTGGATAAGCACGTCAGTGTTCTCGGTCATCATCCCTCCGCCTTGAGTAGCTCGATCCGCCTGTCGAATACGATGATCTTGTCCATCAGGTGAGCGATCAGGTCCACGTCAGGATTCTCGATCTCGATCACGTCATCCTGGTAGATCCTCAGCTCCATGTCGATCTCGCCCGGCTTGACATCGTACTCCAGGCAGAATATGGCCGCATAGACCAGCACCTGGTTCATCGAGCCAGGAACGACTCCGGTCTTGAGGTCATGGATCCGGAGCAGGTTCTTCCGGTACGAGATCGTGTCACAGGTGCCGAAGCAGTTCGCCGAGTAGAACAGGATCTGCTCGGTCACCATGCCGAAGCCGATCGCGTCGTTGACGTACTGGTTCAGCGTCTTCTCGGACCTCGGCAGCTTGATGCCGAGGTTGATGAGCTCGTGTGCGATCGCGTGAAGCTTGACGCCGCGCGTCGCGGCTTGTGCATTCCGCCATACATCGTCAAGCTTCTCCGCATCGTAGTTGATCCAGTGGTACTTACTTGCGCCGAGAAAGGCGTGGAGGCCCCGTAGCTCCGAATGCGAATTGAAGATCACGGAGAACTCGCTCCTCGTTCTCAGGATAAATGAATGCCGCGAACGACATGCTGTTCATCAGGTCGACGTAGAATTTCTGGTTCGTCTGGCGCCTGGCTTTAGCGTCTGCCTTGCACTCGAGAGCCGCCCATTTCGATCTCCACAGAACCAGTAGGTCAGGGATTCCCTGAATGTAGTCCGGATCACTTTCCAGGATGAGTGCTCCGGGGAACAACTTTTCAAGCTTGCCCTTGAGTCCGCCCTTGAACCTCGCCTCCTCCGCTGTCACGATTGCCCCCTTGAAAAAGCGATAGGGTCAGTTGCCCAAAAATAGGCGTGTTGTATCTCTTCTATTTCACTAGAGGGCATGTTTCTGCTGCGATAATCGACCGTGGTCGACAATCAACGTTATTAGATGACTACCCCTGGAAAAATTTAGAGTCCTTGAAGAATTGAGGCGGCATTTTTCTGGTTCTCTTTATATATATATTATATATATATTACTACTACTACTACTAAAGAAAATATACGTCTTTATGTCTCGAAACAGCCCATGACCTGCTCCTTCTTCAAGACGATCATCCTCGGGCATTTCTACACAGCGGTTATTTATATGCTTCGTTCTTCATCCAAGTCCGTTCATTGAAGTTCTGTTTCTTCTCGAGCGTGTCCCATATGCCCCTTTCGACCCCGGCCGAACTCCTCAGCACATAGTAGGCAAGATTTTTGTCACGCCGGTCTAGTCTGTCGATTCGTCCCTTTGCTTGCTCAAACATACGATAGGAGTAATTTAGGGAGTAAAATATTATAGTGTCTGTTTCTGTGCAGCCCCAGGCCTCCGATCCGGCCGCGTACTGCACAAGGTATGCCCACCGGTCGGTGCCCGGAATCGGCTCGTGCTTGTGCCCGTTCCACTCTCCGAGAGGCACCTCGAGACCCCTCAGGATCTCCAGCTCGTAATCGAAGTTGTAGAAAACGATCACCCTCGGATGCCTCTCAAGGAGCTCGCGCACTCTCGCGATCCGCGACGGGTCAGAATTGATGATCTTCCGGATGACGGAGAACAGCTCCGGTATCTGCCTTATCGGCCGGCCCTTCTCCGTGTTCCACCGGCGCTTCCATGCGTCCTCGTACTTGCGCCAGTCGTACTCGCAGTACACGTGATGCTCGGTACGGATGTTCTCCGTCATATACGGCATCTCCACCAGGATGTCCCTCAAGTGCCTCCGCAGTCTCATCTCGCCAAGATAGCGATCGACTTTCGGGTATTTCACGAAAGGCCGGAAGACCACATGCTCTCGCAAGAAATCCGTTCTCGAACTGTAGAAGCCATTCGCGACGAAGACCGGGATGTAGTCCAGCCACGTATCCCCCGGCGTAGCTGACAGGAGAATCCATGA